TTACACAGCAGCAGGGCCTGCCGGATCGGGCGCCGGTTCGGCGATCACGCCCAGCGCGATCTTGTGGGCGACGCCAAGGGCGACCTGCTCGACACGCGCCCTGGTCGCGGCCTTGTCGTAGGCCCCGCCCTCGTCCAGCACCGCGTTGACCTCGCGCGTGTGGCGGATCGCGCCACTGGTGAAGGTGACGGGCACCGTGCGCTTTTGCGTGTCGTAAGCGCCGATCGTGGTGGTCAGTTCGGTCATGCCGGATCCTTTGGGCTGGGGGCAACCGGCCAGACGATGCAGGCCGGGTCGGTGATGGTTTCGGGGAGGGTCCGCAGGGCCTGACGGTACTCGGCCCAGGCGCTGCGGTCGGTGGTGGAGATCGGGCTGTCGGCGGCCTGCGTCCAGTCGCAGGCGGCCAGCAGGGCGTTGCGCCGGCGGCGGACCACGGCCAGCACCTCGTCGGTGGTGAGCGTGGCGGGCGCGACCACCGGCCTTCCGCCCTCCCCGGCGACGATCCGGTGGCCGGGGCGCAGATCGGCCAGCGCGCGGTCGCGCTCGTCGGCGGTGATCGCGACGGCATCGAGCGGGGGCGCGGCGCCCTGCCCGTCCTCGTAGAAACCGCATGTCGAGGGGCTGAAGTAGATCATCGTTTAGCGTCCGATCGCGATGTAGGGGAGTGAGACATTGGAGATGTCGGCGGCCTGAAAGACGGTGAAGCCGTTCATGGTCCGGGCCGTGAGCAGCGTGTTCTGGTCGGAGCTGTTGTTGACCGTGTCGATGGTCGGGAAGACGACCGCCGGGGCGCTTTCGAAGGCAATGGGGAAAGTCGCGTAGCTGTAGGCGTCCTGCGTCAGCTGGACGGTCCCGTAGACGATCTTCAGCCCGTTGCTCAGGACCATATAGCCGGTGCTGCCAATCGACTGGGCGGTGATGCGCGCGAAGGCATCGGCCTGAAAACCGTCGAGCAGATCCGCGTCGAGGCCTGAACCGGAACCATCGTTGTCCGGGCCCCACAAGTGGTTGTTGTTGCGCTGCACATAGGCCGCGTTCACGTTCATGCTGGCATTCGCCAGATTGGGTTCGGTGACGATGTTGCCCTGGTCATAGGTGTCGACGGTCAGCTGCAACTTGCTGCCGTTCCAGCCCATCTTGATGGCATTGGACCGCTGGCCGATACCCGTTCCCTGTTGCACCGGGGCATAGCCCAGTCGCCCGATGATGTCCGCGTACCAGCTGCCCTGCTGGCCATCGAGCAGATCGGCATCGAGCCCGGAGCCCGCGCCGTCGTTGTCCGACCGCCAGAGGGGATTGCCGTTGAGGAACATCCCGCTGCCGTAAAAGTCCGTGGGGCGGCCCGGCCCCCGGATATAGGCCGCGTTCTGGCGCCGATCCGCCGTGCGACTGCCCGGCGGGGTCGTGACCAGGGCAATCGTGCTCTTGCCGTCTGGATCGAGAAACGATTGTATGGAGGTGACGGTGATGCCGTTCTCGTTGACGCTTTCCCACGAGGTGTTGCCGACCGCGCTGGCCGAGCCCTGATTGTTGCGCAGCGAGAAGATGATCCAGTCTTCGCTTCCTGCAACACCGTTCCCGTTGCCCTGAAAGCGGGCACCGGACAGCAGGGCGAAGTCGCTGGCCTGCCGGCCATCGAGCAGATCGGCGTCAAGGCCCGAGCCTGCGCCGTCATTGCCCGCGTGCCACATGAGGTCGCTCGTCCCGTGGTAAATCGTGCCGGACGAAGTGATGGCAAAGCGGACGACACCATCGGTTTCGTCGGTGATTTGCAGCGAGCCGTCGTCTTTCTGGATGACGCGATAATCCCGGTTCGCCACGGTGTTGTAGCACCGGATGCCTGCCGCAAGGCCAATGCCCTGAATGCTGACAAGGCCGGTGAACGTGTCGCCAGCCCTGTTGACCGGGGCATATCCCAGACGCGCCGGGATGTTCACGAAATAGCTGCTGTCCAGCCCATCGAGCAGATCGGCATCGAGGCCGCTCCCGGCCCCGTCGTTGATCGGGCCCCACGGCACATAGCCGAGACGCGCGGCGATGTTGGTGTACCAGCTGCCCTGCTGGCCATCGAGCAGATCCGCGTCGAGGCCTGAGCCCGCACCATCCTGCGCCAGCAGCCACCCGAGGATGGCCGAGCGGGCGGCCTGCGGCGTGAGCGCGCGCAGGGCGTCGATCCCAGCCTGTGCCTCGGCCACGGTCGCCAATTCGACCACGCCCTGCCGTTCGGTGGTCGCGGGCGGGTTGAGGAAGTTCGCATCGCCAAAGGTGATCGCGCTGGCGTCCACGTCCTCGAAGCGGATGTCGATCGCCAGCAGCATGAGCGCCTGGGCGGACTTTTCGAGCAGCACGTCGGCCTGACCATAGAGCGCGAACAGCGTGCCGTCGGCAAGATAGAGCGCAAGGCTGCGCACGGTGAAGACGTCGGCGCTCTCGTCGCGCACGATCAGGTGGATCGTGTCGTCGGCCACGACATCGCCCGAGAGCGTGGCGATGGTCTTGAACTGGCCGGGCAGGACGGTGGCGCCGGCCTCGGGCGCGAGGGCCGTGCTACTCAGACCGACTTGCGCGATGGTGACAGCGCGGGTGCCGGTGTTGGCGGCATTGACCAGCGCGGCGCGGCCCGCATTGGTGACGATGGCGGTAAGGCCCATGGGTTCCTCTGCTCAGGAAATGGCGGGCGCTGTGCAGGACAGGCGCGCGTAGATGGTGGGGCGCAGGGCGGCGACAAGGCCGATCCCGGCCTGCGCGGTGAGGCCCTGGGTGAAGGTGAACGTGCTGCGCGCGGGCTTGGCGCGGTTCACTTCGGCGATGACCTGATCGACGAAGGCGGCCGAGGCGGGCGCGCCGGCGCTGTCGAGGTTGAGGATCAGGCTGAACGTGTGCGGCAGGCCCCTCGGCTCGCTCTGCCACCATTCGCGGATCGCCACCGAGCCGCCGAAGCTGGCGACGACGGAGCGCACCGATTCTGCCGTGCCCTTGCGCCGCGCGATGGCGATGGCCTTGCGCACGCGTTCGCGCTTGATACCCTCGGGCCAGTCGGTCGACCAGTTGTCGAGGCTCAGCCCCCAGGCCAGCCAGGGCAGCAGGTCGAGCGGGCAATCGTCGGGCGACCAGACAGCGCGGATCGCCACCTCGACATCGAGCAGCCGCGCGGCGACCTGTTCGAGCGCCTTTTCCAGTGGCGTGGAGCCGGGAGGCAGGATCGAAGGGGCGGTCACTCCCCTACCCCGGCATAGGCGACCGACATGCCCGTGCAATAGGGGGCCTGCTGGCGCGAGATCACGATGTCCTGCGCCGGCTCGCGCAAGATGACATTCTGCACGCCCTCGACGCTCAGCGCGGCGAAGATCGCCGAGCGGGTGATGTCGCGGCCGAGGCGATGGCTGGCTTTGGTATAGGCGTCGAGACTGGCCTGCGCCGCCGCCAGAACAACGCCGCCATCCGGGCCGCTGAACGTGGTGAGCGTGGCATCGACCACATAGGGGACGATCCGGGCCGACTGGACGGTGACCCAGTCGGTGAGCGGGCGGCGCGTCTCGTCGGAGACATAGGCGGCGACGGTGTCGATCAGCGCGGCCGGGGCGGTTCCGTCGCCCGTGCGCGCGAGGACCGAGACCACGACCGATCCGGGCCAGCGCGCGGTGTCGAGGGCGCTGGTCATGGCCGCGACCAGATCGGCCGAAGCCGCATGGTCGGCCAGAACGCCCAGCACGAGGGCCTTGATGTCGTCGGGCTGCGGGCCGGTGGCGCTGGCATCGAGCACGTTCGCATCGGCGGACAGCGTGTGGGAGATATAGGCCCCTTCCGGCCCGGCCACCGAATAGCCCTCGGGCGCGAGGACCATGCGGCGGCGGAAATCGGTGTCGTCCTCCATCACGGCGCTCGCGCCGGTGGCGGGGTTGGCCGGGGTGATGGTCAGGCGGGTGATGCCGAACAGGGCGGCGATATGGTCGAGGTCGGCCTTGACGGCATAGGCGGGCATGACCGCGCGCGCGGCATCGTTGATGCGCTGGCGCAGCATCTGGGCGTAATAGGCGAAGACCTGAAGGAGCTTGGTGGCCGGATCGCTGTCGCGGGTCTCGAAGGTCAGGCCGCTTTTGGCCATCTCGTCCCGCATCTGCGCGACAGCCCCGGCCAGGATCGTCTCGAAGTCGAGAGCCTCGATGATGTCAGGCGCGGGCAGGCGCGAGAGATCGACAGCGGTGAAGGTAGCATCGGCCATGCCCACCATCTCGCCGCGACCACCGGCCCAAGGCTATGGCCCGCATTGGGATGGCGGGCTGGCCATATGCCCGGATGGCATGTCGGGAAAACGGGTAACCTGCATTTTCTGAACTTTTAAAGATGCATATTACTTGCATCATCATCTGCCGCGCAATATTTGGCATTTCAGATGCATCATTATGAGTCGGAAAGGTGCCCTCATCTGCCACGCCCTCCGTCCTCAGCCATGAAACCCTCGGTTGAGCGGTATCTCAAGGAAAGGATGGCGCAGGTCGTTCATCCTTTCGCCTCTCCCCAAATCTATTAACGAAATTGCTCCCGGATCCACAGATGCGTTTCTTACTCGCAAAGCTGCTGCCACATCAGACGAATGGCACTCATCCGATCCGATCATCGATTGGAGCGGGCTTGGCCATTGGGTTAAGCCTTGTCGTAGGATTATGGATTGCACACAGAACGGGCCTTTCTCCAGCCTTAATCGCACCTATCGGGGCATCAGCGGTGTTGGTATTCGCTGTGCCTGCCAGTCCTCTGGCGCAGCCCCGTGCGGTCTTGGGGGGAAATCTGGTCTCGGCGATCGTCGGGGTGCTGCTGTCAAGAACGGGGCTATCGCCATTTGCCATGGACGTTATGGCTGTTGGGCTGGCGATCATGATGATGCACTTGTTGCGTTGCCTGCATCCTCCAGGGGGGGCTGTGGCCTTATCTGTAGCGATAGGCGCGCAATCTGGGGCTTGGCCTTGGAGTTTCTTGCTATTCCCCGTCGGGGTAAACTCCTTGACGCTTTTAGTTATAGGTTGGTTATTCAACAATATGACTGGAAGCAGATACCCGCATCGTCATGAAATTTTACACAAAAACAGCACGCCCATTGCGTACGAATATGATCGTCGAGACCTCGAAGCCGCGCTTGATAAATGCGTTGATCGCCCGGACATATCTATCGAAGACCTCGACGAGATAATTCGCTCCATCCTTATTCGCCGGAAATAATTTATATATTGAATGGCCGAGCTGAATTATCGTCCAACATGGCGATCCGCTTTGAGAAGACCTTCGGAATTTCGGCGTATACCCTGATGCGGACGCAGGCGGCCTATGAACTGGCCTGCGCCCGCGCGCATAAAGACGAGATCAGGGGGCAGCCGATCGCCAAGGCTGCGTGACGCCTGCCGGTTCCCGCCGGTGGGGTCAGGTGCCGGCCAGTTGCTCGTAGAGCAGATCGAGCAGGTGTTCGCGGTCGGCAGGGGTTGTGCCGAGCAGTTCGCGGCGGGGGTATTCGATGGCCCTGGCGCGCAGGGAGGGTTTGTCGCGCAGGCCGTTCTGGTGGATGCTGGCGATCTGGGAGACCTTGCCCGAGAAGCCCACCCAGAAGCCCTGGTCGTCGGCCTGGGCCTTGAGGTAGCGGGCGCTGGCGAGTTTGCGGAACATCGCCTTGCGGCGCAGGCTTCCCCGGCGGCGCAGGCGGCCACTGGTGCGGTTGCGGTATTCGGGCGGGACCGGGAGCCATTGAACCACTTTGGCGAACTCGAAGGTGCGGATGCCGCCGGCCTCGATGTCGAAGCCGGTCATCGAGCGACCCGTGCCCCATGTGAAGCTTTTCATGATGACCCGGCGCGGCGGGCCGCTGCCGCCGGTGGGGTAGAGGAAGCAGGCGGCGCCCCTTCCCGTCACCGGCTGCGCCTTTTGCTTGCGCGGCGCGAAGGCGTTGCCGTCGGGCTGATGCTGGGCGCCGATGCGCTGGCGCTGGCTGGCGGCAAGGTCGCGCGCCATCTTGCGCAGGAGCTTGCGGCGCTGGCCCGCCGACAGGGTGCGCAGCAGGGCGCCGGCCAGACGCTCGATTTCGGCCAGATCGTCGCCGGTCATGCTTCCGGCGATCCGAGACTGGGCGACTGCACGAGCTTGTCGGCATTCCCGAAGCCTTGCAGGAACGTGGCCGTGCCCTGAGTGAACATCGGCGGGAGCGTCGGCTCGGGCGGATGCTCGATGTCGAAGCCCGAACCGTCCGCGCGGGGGAGGACGAGGACCGGTTCGGTCAGCTCGATCGACAGTTCGAGGTCATAGGTGTCGCTGTCGAGCAGTTCGGCCTCGAACTGGAAGGGCGTGTTGTCCGCGGTCTGGAGCAGCTGGGGCTGCTCCTTCTCGATCCATGCGAGCGTCGCCACCATGACCGTGTCGGGATTCCCTGAGAAGTCGGTGATGAGCGCCTTGACCGTGTAGGCATAGGCGAAGGACAGCGTGGCCGACCGCCGCGCGCTGATCCGGCCGCCTTCGAGATAGACCTGAAGGCGGTCGGCCTGCTTGCGCAAGTCGGGCAGGAAGGCGGTGAGCCAGCGGCGCAGGCTATCGGCTTTGCGCATGGGCGGGTTCCTGTGTCAGGCGCAGTTCGGCTTGCAGTTCAACGAGAGTCGCGCGGATCTGACCGGCGATGTCGTAGAGCGCGGTGAGGCTGGCGAGCGCCTCGCGCCCGGTCATCTGCCCGCTGCTATCGCGCCGGGGCTGCGGAAGGCTGGGCGGCGGGGCCAGCAGGGTCGGGCTCACGCTGGCCGTTGGCCGTGGCGGCGGCGCGGTCGAGCAGGCGCACGCCATCAGCGTCAATGCAGGCAGCGCCATAGACCGGGCGATCGATGATCTTTTCGCTTTCATGATAGATGTCCCTGACGGTGGTCTGGCGGGCATATTCGCGGGCCTGATGGGCCTGCGCCGAAGTGTCGATGCGGCCCTGTGCCTGCTGGCGCAGGGTTTCGCGGGCATCGTCGCGCGCCTTTTGCGCGGCCTGTTCCTGCGCGGTGCCGACGTGGACGCCATAGGCATAGCCGCCGATCCCGGTGAGGCAGGCGGCCAGCGCGCTGGC